GGTCCCAATTGCGCGAATACTATTAAACATGTTACAATTAAAAAGTTTTTCATGAGGAATTAGCCCATGCCCCAATTTGATAGCACAGCACACACTCCTATTGGTTACGCCGATGAGGAGATCAATGAATTTGGCCCCTTCCCTACGGAAGAACTCCCGCCGAATATTGAGATTGAAGAAGATGGCGGAGTTATCGTGGACTTTAGTAATGAGCCTGAAGAAGAACTTCCTCTAAATGTCCCATTCGATGACAACCTCGCGGATTATATCGACGAGAACGAATTAAAAACACTATCATCAGAACTCGTAAGGGCATATGAAGATGATGTCACGTCCAGAAAAGAGTGGCTAGACACTTTCAAAAACGGGCTGGACCTCCTAGGGGCCAATTCAGAAGACCGTACAGATCCATTTCCTGGGGCCTCGGGCGTATATCACCCGTTACTATCAGAAGCGGCGACCCAGTTCCAAGCTCAAGCATATAAAGAACTCCTGCCCGCAGGAGGTCCGGTATCAGTTGATATCGTAGGGGAAGCTGAGAACAAAGAAGCCGAATCTTTGATGGAGCGTGGCAACCGTGTGATGGAGTTCATGAACTACCAAATCACGCACGTTATGGAAGAATATGATCCTGAACTGGATCAAATGTTGTTTTATCTCCCACTGTCTGGTAGTGCGTTTAAGAAAGTATATTATGACGCGCCGAAAGGCAGAGCAGTGTCTAAATTTGTGACTGCTGAAGATTTGGTTGTTGATTATTACGCGACCGATCTGGCTTCTGCGGCCCGGGTGACCCATGTATTCAGATTGTCAGAAAACGATCTGTTGCGCCACCAACTGAATGGGTTTTATCGCGAAGTAGAGATAAAATCACAAGGCAACACGACAGAAGAGAATGGAATCCGCGAGAAAGTGGATGAAATGCACGGCGTGTCGAAACCTGGAGTCAGCGAGGGCGAACTCACTTGCCTTGAAATGCACACTGAGCTTGATCTTGCGGGGTTTGAGGACTCATCGGGCCTGGCTATTCCATATGTCGTGACGATATGTAAAGATACTGGGGATATTTTAGCAATACGTAGGAATTATAATGAAAATGATGAAAGATTTGTCAAGAAAAACTACTTTGTCCATTATAAATTCCTCCCGGGGCTTGGTTTCTACGGAATCGGTCTTATTCATGCTATTGGTGGGCTGGCTAGGTCTTCAACTTCTCTGCTTCGCCAGTTAATTGATTCAGGAACGTTTTCAAATCTCCCCGGAGGTCTCAAGGCCCGTGGTCTCAAGGTAGACAAGGATAAAGATCCCATCTCTCCAGGTGAATTCCGGGATGTAGATGTTCCGGGAGGCAATATTCGTGATTCTATCATGACGCTTCCATATAAGGAGCCATCGGTAGTTTTACAGCAATTGCTAGGCGTGTTAGTGGAGAGTGGACGCAGGTTCGCGGCCACGTCGGATATGGCTGTAAGTGACAGTGGATCCCAGCAAAACCCAGTAGGAACTACCCTTGCGCTTCTTGAGCGCGGGTCGAGGGCGATGTCTGCAATTCACAAGAGATTGCATTACGCTCAGAAAAAAGAATTTGTATTGATGTCTGATGTGTTTGCCAGTTATCTTCCTCCTGAGTATCCGTACTCTGTAGGCGGAGTTCCAAAGACTGTAAAACAACAAGATTTTGGGCCGGAAGTGGACGTAATGCCCGTTTCTGATCCAAACATATTCAGTATGACCCAGCGGATTATGCTGGCTCAGCAACAGTTACAAATGGCCCAATCGGCGCCCGAGGTGTATAATCTCAAAGAAGCTCACCGCAGAATGCATGTAGCTATTGGGACTAAAGATATTGATACGTTGTTGCCACCTGATCCAAAACCTATGCCGAAGTCTCCAGCACAGGAGCATGCTGGTGTGATGATCAATGAAAAATTGCAAGCGTTCCCTCAACAGAATCATGATGCGCACATTGAGGCCCACATAATCTTCTTGCAGAATCCAATAGTTCAACAGAACCCAGATTATTATACTAATCTTGTGCAGGATATCATGAATCATATCGGCCATAAAGCGCAAGCGATGGCTGAACAGCAGATTCAACAGGCAATGGTTTCGGGAAAAATCCAGGAACAGCAGGTCCAGCAAGTTCTTCTGACAATGAAGGACAGTATTGAAGCGCAGATGATGCAACAGATTAGTCAAAAGATGACTCCTCCTCAACAGGAAGATCCAATGACCAAAATGCATCAACTTGAAATGCAGATCAAACAACGAATTGAGGAAGAAAAGGCGAATATCCAGAAACAGAAGTTGGATTTGGACCGCCAAAAAACAATTTTAGCTGAAGAAACAAAACGTCTAGGAATAGATGCGAAGCAACAATCCGACAATGAAAAAGTCGCGCAGCAGAGAGAAGCGGAGTATTTGAGGTCTGATACAGAAGATGTCAAGGCATATTCTAATTTAGTCAAAGAAGCCGCTAAAAATGACATGGAGCTTGAAAAGGTTGCCATGCAAGGCGAAATGAAAATGGCAGAAAACGCTATGAACAACGCCATAGGTCAAATGAGTATTATCACAGGACATGTGAATGATTGATTTTGCAGAGAAGTTGTTAAAAGGAATCCGGGAAGATAAACAAACCCGTGAAGCATACCTCATCAATGGAAACATTGATAGTATGGAGAAATACAAATCCACCGTAGGAGAATTGACGGGCTTGTCCCTTGCGGAGGAGAAAATAATAAGCCTGCTTGATGAAATGGAGAGAAAAGATGGGTGAACCAGTACCAGATCGTGTATTGAACTTCGGCAGTAATACTCCCAAAGCCGCAACAGAAGAGAAAGTATTGACTCCGGAAGATATGACGGAATCGCAAGTTGACCAATTACCAGAACCCACGGGTTTTCGTATTTTGATTCTTCCTGTCCAAGCTGAGAGGAAGACCAAAGGCGGCATACTTCTTTCAGATAAGACTGTGGAACGTGAACAATTGGCTACTGTTATTGGCCAAGTATTGAAAGTAGGTCCGGATGCATATTCGGACGAGACACGTTTTGCATCCCCTTGGTGTAAGGAAGGCGATTATGTTTTGTTTGGACGCTATGCAGGAGCCAGAATTCCCATTGAGGGAGGAGAAATCCGGATACTCAATGACGATGAGATTTTGGCGCTTGTCAGTAATCCAGAAGTTATTTTGAACACATATCAATAGGAGTTGATAATGGGAACTAACGCAGCAGAAGAAGAAGCGGTATATGAGTTAGAGGAGGGGGCGAATGATAATGATTCAACACTTCCAGATTACAATCAAGGGTCAGATCAAAATTTAGATACGATTCAGGAAGAGCCAGCAGCGGAATCGACAGAAGATCCAGCGGCGGAAACTTCTAACAACGATGTAGAGGAGTACGGAGAAAAGGTACAGAAACGTATCAAAAAATTGACCCGTAAACTTCGTGATGCAGAACGTGAGCGAGATTCTGCGTTCCAGTACGCCCAAGGAGTCCAGCATGAGATGCAGACTCATAACCAGCAACTACGGGGCCAGATGGAGAACCGCACTGACCAATTATTTGATCAGTACACCCAAAATGTTGATACTAAACTTGATTCCGCTAAAATCAAATATGTGAAAGCGCATGAAGATGGTGATGTTACTGCAATGATGGGGGCCCAGGAAGAAATTGCCCAGGCTTCGGTTGAGAAAGAAAATCTTCGCCGAGTAGCGGTTAAGCGCGGAAACAAACCTCCGCAACAGTTTGCGCAGCAACAACAAGCCACTATGAATCCGCAGGTTCAGCAACAACAGTTTGCGCAACAGGCGCAACAGGCGCAACCGGATGAAGGGGCCGAATCGTGGGCCGAGGAGAATGAATGGTTTGGGTCAGATAAAGTAATGACGTATGCTGCCATGGGACTTCACAGAGATTTGACAGAATCAGAAGGTATTGACCCGAAGTCCGATCTGTATTATAATGAACTTAACAAGCGTATGAGAGAATCTTTCCCTCATAAATTTGAATCACAAAGCAACGGTAATGAAAACGGCCAAACAGCTAAGCCCAATCAAACCGTAGCTGGTGCTACGAGGTCCCGACAGCCCTCACAAAACAAAAAAGTCAGACTCACACAGAGCGAGGTCAGAATGGCCAACAGACTAGGTGTGCCTTTGGAAGATTATGCCAAACACGTTAAAAGAGGTAATTAAATCATGACTGCTGCTAATAGAACTAAACGTTCAAATGACACCCGAGATTCAGAAACTCGCAAGAAAGTATGGCAACCGCCTTCAACTTTAGATGTCCCACCTGCCCCTGATGGTTTTGTATATCGGTGGATTCGGGAGAGTATGAACGGAAAAATGGACGTTCAGAACATGACCAAAAAGTTGCGAGAGGGTTATGAACTTGTGAAACCTAATGAGGTTCCTGGGTTTGAAGCCCCTACCATTCAAGACGGCAAACATGAAGGTTATGTCGGCGTTGGTGGACTCATACTAGCCAAGTTCCCTGAGGAATTTGCAGAACAGCGAGATGCTTATTATCGGGGAATGGCCGATCAACAGCAAGAAGCTATTGATAATGATTTGATGAAAGAGAGTAATAAAGCAATGCCTCTAGATAAGAGAAATATCAAGAGGAGCAGCGAAACTACTTTCGGAAATCCTGTAAGTAACGATGATTAAATTTTTCTTTTAAAGGAGTGTTATTATGGCTAATGTAGATAGCCCAAATGGTTTTACTCCTGTCTCTTATACACATCTGACGCTGCCGACGATCTTACGCGTGT